GGTTTCTAATACACTACCCACGGTCATTCTCCGAAGGCATAGATTTCTTGTCACCGTGGGTGACCTTACTCTCGGTGTTTTCGCCTTTTACATTTGTTATGGTTCCATATGCTCTTTCTAATCCTTTCTTGATTAAATCTAAACTATCTTCATTTGCCTGATATCTGATACCCACGCCACCTTTGGCAACCCATCTCTCTAGGTTCTTAGGTCTATCATCAATCAATATGTTTGGTATGCCAGTCTTTTTATCAACGGCATAAGATTCTTTTCTTTTGGTTACAATTATATCGTTTGGTTTGAAATTGTGTTTTTCTAACCACTTAGTTTTGTATTTCCTAGAGTTCTCTAAATCGTCTCTGAGCGGTGAAGTATTAATATACCAATCACCACCCGTATAAGACTTTACTAAATTAACTAATTTTTTAGCGAAAGGAAAAACTGGTAAGGTCTCAAAGAAGTTTGTACCTTGTAATTCTTTAATTGAAGTGTCAAGTGTAATTTCACCTTGATCTTTCCAATGGTGTACTTTTCTGAATTCTGCGAGAGCTGTAAAGAAGTCAGCGATCACGCCATCCATATCTACATATACTCTACTACTCATTTTAATATTCTGCCAACTACTATTATTGCCGTAATACATAATGTTATTAATGTTATAAATTCTATCATTACAGTTCTCCGAATTCTTCTTTGAACATCTGATAATAAGCGACTACCGCACAATAAGCGAAAAAGGCAGTCAATGTTAATGTTGTGTATAATAATATAGTCATTTAAGTCCTTGTTTTTCTTTGTTTATGTCTTTATTATATACTATTCCAAAGACTAAACAAGCACAAAATGGATTAAGTTTCGTTTAGAATCAATGACTTAGGATTTAATTTAAAGTGTTGCAAAAATACAACACTATTTTAGGGGGTTTTCTGACTGATATTTGCATATAAAGTACGAATCAGCGATGTCTGAGGCGGGTGAATTATATGTGCAATCTAACTCGCTCAGCAAGTCAAATCCAGCGGTTTCTCTAAATGCCTCTATCATACTCTCTTTATTAGAATTGCCCTTTCCTGTTGCATATTTCTTGACTGAGGAAGGGGCTATGAGTTCAAAAGGTATATCTAACTTATAGAATTTATACTTTAACATACCCATATTTTCTGCAATATGAAATGTCTTACCTTTACTGGCAAATGAGTAATCTTCTAATTTGACTAGTGGATATGGTACTTTGGCAATAGATTTAGGATAGTATGAGTGTATGATATCTATAACCCAATCAGCGATATTCTCATAGCGTTGTTGAGCTGTTAGATACCCTTTGTGTAGAGTGCCAGTTATATTTGGTCTAAATGTACCTTCATATTTTTTCTTGTCTGTTAAATAGTAGAAATCTTCAGCGTGTTCTGTTTCTACACATACAGCAGGACAAGATAATGAATAGTCAATACCAATTGATTTAATCGTCATCATTTGAATCGTGAAAAGATATATCGTTTAGATATTCTTCATCAGACTCTTCTCTTTCCCAACCACAAAAAGGACAGTAGATAGGAACATAATGTTCTTTGTCCATTTCATGGTTAATTTTATACTCTGCCGAGCAGTTATCGCACTTAAGCATTAGCAGCGATTTCTGTTGGGGCAGGAACAGAAGTGATATCTACAATCTCACAAGAGCCTGCTGTACAAGCAAGTTCTTGAGTGCCGGTTGTATTATCTTCGGCCTCGTATTTCTTCAACTCTTCAAAATTAACAACTTTAGGCATTAACTTTTTAAGTTCGTCATACTTTTCTTTATCAATATCTTGATAAGGAGCTTGTTGATATGTGTGGTCAGAATGTGGTAAGAAACTTACGCCTGATACTTCGTCAAAGTGTTTGTATACCCAGGCGCCAACTTCCATCCATTCAGCGTCTCTTACTGATACTGTACAAGATGGTTTATGTTCACACCAATATCTTTGATATTTGAGCCAAGTTTCTAATTGTTGAATGGCATTATACTCATTTCTAGTTACCGCACCTTTAGGTGAAGCAGTAGGGAATGAAAACACACTAACTGAAGTAGGATTCATTACATCTGGTTCGTGTGGTATGCCTTGATCTTTCATCATCTCAGTTAGAGGGTCTTTATTATCGCCTCGTACAGTTCTTACATAGTATTCAGAATGTCTAGTGTGAATGCCTGAAGCACTATCAACTAATTGACTGACTGTACCAGAAGGTTTAATACAAGTAGTAGCAGCAGATTGAGGTATTTTAAGTTTCTTAGCAAGTTCTTTATTGGTTACAACTGACATTTCTCTCATACTTCTTAGTAATTCTTCGTCTGCCTTAATTGTAAGTTTATTATCCATAATACCTGTGAGTGATACACCGAGTAATCTCTCTTCTTCAGTATTTTGTCTCCATATTTTTCTTAGATATTTGATATCAACTAGTGTAGATTGATATGTACCTAATGTGGCCGCAACTTTAACTTTTCTTTTTAGGTCATCTGCATTATCTGTAGCACGAATAACAACCTCAGTTAGATTACAGAATTGATATGGCCTTAATATGATTTCTGAGCAAGGATTAGTTCCGAAGTCATGGTCAGGATCTCTACGACCATTCTCAGCAACTTTCTTCTTCGCCGCTTCACGATTAAAGATACCTCTCTCACCTGATTTAGAATCGAATAGTGCTTTCCATTCGTGCATAAACAATCCAATATCAGGTGTTCTAGTATAACAAGCACTATTGTTAGATAATGCTCTTTGTGGATTATTTTGCCACCAGTTTCCCATTTTTGCTTTACGAACACCATCATCTTGAATATTACTTAATGAGATTAGTGCTGATCTTCTTACGCCACCAACGACAACTACTTCACCAATTTTACATACAATATCGTGTGCTTCTAAACAATCTAATTTTCTACCTACAGCGTCTCTAAATGTATTAATAGTGAAGTCAAATAAATTTACTAATGGTTGAGGACCTGAAGCACGACCACCAAATGTTTTAAGTCTTGCACCTGCAGGTCTTACCTTTGATACATCAATCTTAGGAATTTGACCAGAGTACAACATAGCAATTAATTCTTTATAAGATTTTGCCCATCCTGTTTTACTATCTTCTACCACAATTACTGTATCAGTATGTTCAATAGACTCTGCAATCACAGGTAGTTTGGATACATTATCTCTCTCTACTGAAAATCCTACACCTGTGCCACATAATAGTATGTACATAACTTCGTCAAACGATCTTACATTATCAATCGGAATATAACTACAATTATAACCAGCAGTATGATCTCGCTCTAAAGCAGGACCAGCAGTCATCAATGCTCTCATAGAAGGCATTACACCTAAAGTTAATACCTCATTTTCTAACTCTTCTCTATTTGGGATTTTATAATTATGTTTATCTTTAAGGTGTTTTTCCATAAAGTCAAAATATCTACCTACTGTTTCGGGCCATGATTCTCTTTTTTTATCTTCGTCTATGAATCTAGCATATCTAGATTTGTGTATGTATTGCTGATAGCTCGTGGGTAGATGGTTGTCCATAGGGTTATATCCTTTTCCAGTTGTTTATTGATTGAAGGGCCGAGAGTCCCTTTTGCGTGTTATTATATATAAGTCGAGATACCTCACCAACATCTTTTTTGTGAATAACCATGTCGTTAATATCTTTATATTTCAACGATTGTGGAAATATTACCACTTTATAATTTTTGTTCACAGCGTCAATCATTCGGTTGACTATTTGCTCATTACGAGGTTCATTATCAAATATCATTGTGCATTGATCAGCAGGTATTTTAAGTGCGACATCTGCCCCAGCCATAGCAATACAGTTATCTAGGAATAAACTATCAATAGGACCTTCTACAATATTTACAGGTTTATTTAGATCAAGTCTATCTAGACCATAAATCTTTTCTTTACTTTCATCTAGTTTGATGGTAATATATTTAGGTTCTTCTCTACCAAATGCACGACCTTGAAATGCAAAAAATTTACCTGATCTGTCATAAAATGGTATGATGACTCTAGGGTGATCGTTCTTTGTAGGTAATTTTTTAGGTATAATACTATTGACCCATTTATAAAACTTATCACAAAAATAAAACTTATCTAAATGTTCTTCAGGTATCTTTCTTCTAGTAATAAAGTCATATGCAGGATGCTCTTCATTTAATTTATCATATCTAATAAGTTTTTTTAATGCATTATTTTCTTCAAACTTTATAGGTTTCTGCTTGAAGTCTGGTACGGCTACAGGTTTACTATCTTTATACCTCTCTAATACATATTCTTTAAATAATCTTTCATCTACAAATTTTATAAAGTTACCTAGTGATTGACCAACACCGCAGTTGTGGCATTTAAAGAATAAATTATTCTTCTTCTCATAAACAAATCCTCTAGATTTGGTTTTAGATTTTTTACTATCGCCACAATGTGGACATCTAAAATTCCAAAGACCAGGTTTCTTTTGTTTGAAGTTTGGTAATCTATTTGATAGTTGATTTAAAAATTTGGTATCTATATAAGACGACATAGATATATTATACAATATTACATCATGGAAGTCAACATATTTGCCATAGGAGTAAAAGATATTCCTAAAGCACAAGCCACGCCTACCATAATCCATTTTGTCTTTTCTAATTGGTGTAATTTATCATTGAAATACTGACGCATTTCTTTTGTTTCATCAGTTATTCTGCCGTGTAAAGTCTGTATATCTTCTCTGATGGTCTCTTGTCTATTTTCCATAATAGACTGTATCTCTACATCTGATTCTTCAGCACGGACTATTCTTTCTTCATGTACTGCTAACATAGACTTAATGCCAGATTGAATATCTGTAAGTTTATCTATAGCACTATCAAGTCTATCGTGAATATCTGCGGATGTAGCATTCTGTTCTTTTAAAACAGCTACATCTTGTACTAGTTTTTGTAATTGATCTGACATTATTCTTCCTCTGATTCGTAGTATTCTTTATAAGCAATAATAATTTCTCTTTGAGCAATAATATGTTCTCTCAAGTCGCCATAATTCATAGACAATGCTTTATAACCTTCGTCTGTTAGGGCAAACAACACAGGTTTTTTGCCATCTGAAGTAAGTCTTTCAAAAACTTCTTTGTAGTTATCTTTATTTATAACAATAAATTCTAGATCATTCGTATCCAAAGGTGAAGGTAATTCCAAATTGAGCGGAGTTTTTTTTACACCGACCTTGTATGTTTCTATTTGTTTAACACCAGAGCAACCTACAAGTAATAATATTATAAATGTACTAATCAGCAGTCTCATTTAATTTCCCCTTAATAATTTCTGGACATTGTTTATTGTCTTTATCTTCTTCAGTTATTTCACCGCCTGTTGATATCTCGATACATCTGTTTACATCTGCAACAGCATTATTAATTGTCTCTGCTGTTCTATCTGGATCTTGCATACCCCAAGTTTCAATATCATATTTAGCAAACTTCTTTGTAAGTTCTTCATTATCGGCACGAGCAGCGTCTAGTCTCTCTTCTAGTTCTTTTGACTTCTCTATTATAAACTGATACTCCATCTCTTTAACTTCAAGTAGTTCTTGCTGTTCTTGTACAGCAGTTTCTAATTTTTCCTGATTGGCTTTAAGTATGGCATTGTCTGCCTTGAGTTTATACACATAGGCAAACCCACCAGCAGCACCTAGTGCCACTAGCATATATACAATCAGTTTTATTTTGAACACTATTCTACTATCCTTTTGATTCTCATTCTACCCATATCATTCTCTAGTTCTGCCTT